CTTGAGATTGACAGAATTAATGCAGTCACTAAAAATATAAAAGAAGGTGATACTGACGATCGTGAGTTTGAACGAAGAATGAAACTTGCGGAAACACTAATCAAAGAAAAGGAAGTGGAAGGTAAACTAAATGTTGACAGACAGAGAACTCCAGTTGATATACCTCAAATTCAACCAGAAGCTAGAGCCATTGGAGTTGGAGATACAGAGCCTGAAGTCCCAGTTGAACCAACTGAAGGAGTCTAACAATGGTGGCCAAGAAAGACCCAAGACTAGCACGCGCGGGCGTAAGCGGGTTCAACAAGCCGAAGAGAACGCCCAGCCATCCTACTAAATCGCATGTTGTAGTTGCGAAGCAGGGTGATAAGATCAAAACAATTCGTTTTGGTCAGCAGGGCGTAAAGGGTGCGGGCAAAAATCCTACATCAGCAAAGGACAAAGCGCGAAAGAAAAGTTATTACGCGCGACACAATGCGCAGGACGCCAATCCCAGCAAGTTATCTGCGCGTTATTGGTCGCATAAGACAAAGTGGTGAGTCAAAATGAAAGTTAAAGCTCCGGATGGTTATCATTGGATGAAGCAAGGCAAAGAGTATAAGTTGATGAAAGATCCTTCTGGTGGTTACAAACCACACAAAGGCGCATCTAAGTCAGCAGACTTTGCCGTTCAAAAGACGCACAAAAAGTAAGGATATTGTTATGCCAGGCTATGGAATGAGTTCAACACCAAAAAAGAAAAAGAAAACCGTATCTTTGCCAAAACGCAATGGGCGCATGATGACTAACAAGAAAAACAAAAAGAAAAAGTAGTCATGCCTGCTAAAAGCAAGTCTAAGGTTAATCAGGCTGGAAACTACACAAAGCCAACTATGCGAAAGAACTTGTTTAACAAGATCAAGGCGGGTGGAAAAGGCGGCAAGCCCGGTCAGTGGTCTGCTCGAAAAGCGCAGATGCTGGCTAAAGAATATAAAGCCAAAGGCGGGGGCTATAAGTAATGGCACTTAAAAAGCCTCAGAAGTCTCTAAAAAAGTGGACTAAGCAAAAGTGGCAAACCAAATCGGGAAAGCCATCAACGCAAGGGTCAAAAGCAACAGGCGAGCGGTATTTGCCTAAAGCTGCAATTAAATCGTTGAGCGCAAAAGAGTATGCAGCGACAACCCGAAAGAAACGCAAAGATACTGCGGCGGGCAAACAACATTCAGCTCAACCAAAACGGATTGCAAAAAAGACAGCAAGATCAAGAAAAGCCTGACTTTTTTATTAATCCGTGATAAAAGGCAGTTTTCAACAAACTAAAAAGGAAAAGTATGACTCCTGAATTAGAGGTGTACTTTGACAACTACAATCAGTTGTTTAACAGCGAGGGGTTTAAGCAGCTTGTTGAAGAGCTTTCAACAAACGCAAAACAACTCGCAGATATTCAAACGGTAAAAGATGAGCAGGAACTCTTTTATCGTAAAGGCCAAATAGCGGCGCTTGCGACAGTAATCAACTTATCAGATACGGTTACTGCAACACGAGAGCAGATAGAGGCAGAAGAGTTAGAAGACGTGTATGTATAAGATATACGATTTCCGTTGTGAGAACGGACACGTTTTTGAAAGGATGGTAGAGAGCGGAACCACAACCAGTAGGTGCGGATGCGGTTCCAATGCTACTAAAATGGTGTCAGCACCGAAGTGCGTGCTCGAAGGTCATAGCGGCGATTTTCCTGGTCGTCATATGAAGTGGGTACGAGAACACGAAAAGGCTGGCAAAAGTAAATCTCCATAATGACTTAGTTCACGGAGTTTAATATGTCTAGAGCAACAATGATTGACTCGCACCCTGAAGGGGATAATGTGAGCGACATTGAAAGTGAAGCAACCGAGATTCAAGAGCCTGAAGAGGCTATTGAGCAACCTCAAGCTGCAGTAGAGGAAGACACTGAGCAAAATGTTCCAGAGAAATACCGAGGTAAATCTCTGAAAGAAGTTGTTCAGATGCACCAAGAAGTTGAACAGGTGATGAGTCGGCACTCTGCTGAAGTGGGTGAGCTTCGCAAGGTAGTGGATGAGTATATTAATACCCAGACACGATCAGCACCTCAAAAGCAAGATGTTGAGCCTGAAAGTGATATTGATTACTTCACAGATCCTCAAGCTGCTGTTTATCGTGCTATTGAGAATCACCCTAAGATTAAGGAAGCGGAACAATATACTGCAAGCTATAAAAAGCAATCTGCAATAGCAGAGCTTAACAACAGGCATCCAGATATGAAAAATATTCTGAATGACCCTAAGTTTGCCGATTGGATCAAAGCCTCAAAGATTAGGACTCAGTTGTTTGTACAAGCAGACAAAGAGTATAACGCTGACGCTGCTGATGAATTGTTTTCTCTCTGGAAGGAAAGAAAAACAGTTGTTCAGCAAACCGCAAATGTTGAAAAGCAAGTGCGGAAGCAGCAACTCAAAGCCGCTAGTACAGGTAATGCGAAAGGCAGTGGTGAGAGGACGCAGGAGAAGCAATATCGCAGGGCCGACATTATTAAACTAATGAAAACGGATCCCGAGCGTTATTCTTTAATGGCAGATGACATTTTAAAAGCGTACGCAGAGGGTCGAGTCAAGTAATCTAAAAGGAGATTGACATGGCTACTGCAACTTACCCAGGCGCGGGTGGTTTTACCGCGAAGACAGAGGCGGCTACTTTCGTACCAGAAATCTGGTCAGACGAAATTATTGCTGCCTACCAAAAGAACCTGAAAATGGCTCCTCTTGTAAAGAAGATTGCCATGTCAGGAAAGAAGGGCGATAAGCTTCACATTCCTAAGCCAGTTCGTGGCGATGCGAATGCTAAGTCTGCCGATACTGCGGTAACAATTATCGCAAACACTGAAGGCGAATTGACTGTCGACATTGACCGTCACTTTGAGTATTCACGTCTGATCGAAGACATCGTTGAAGTACAGGCGCTTTCTAGCCTCCGTCAGTTCTACACTGAAGATGCTGGTTACTCGCTTGCTGTACAGATTGACAATGACCTTCACTCAGCGGCTACTGGCTTCGGTGACGGCACATTGAACCTTTCTCCAGCAGACACTGGCGCTGACTACGAGAACACTGCTACGTTCTTTAACGACGGCGGAACTACTGTAACTCAGTACACTGATGACACTGTTGTTGCGGCTGACGTATTTAACGATGCGTTCTTCCGAGCAATGATTCAGAAGCTTGATGACAACAACGTACCAATGGATGGACGTCACTTTGTGATTCCTCCTTCGGTTCGTAACACCATCATGGGTATCGACCGATACGTGTCTTCTGACTTTGTAGCAGGTCAAGCTACTAACAGTGGTTTGATCGGTAGTCTCTACGGTGTAGACGTTTACGTCTCAGCTAACTGCCGTACTATCGAGACTGCAGCTAACAACTCAGCATCAACTGACGACGTTCGTGCGGCACTTTTGTTCCACAATGACGCTCTTGTTATGGCTGAGCAGCAAGCAGTTCGCTCGCAGACTCAGTACAAGCAGGAATACCTCTCGACTCTGTACACAGCAGATTGCTTGTACGGTGTTCAGGTATATCGTCCTGAAGCTGGTTTCGTACTCGCTATTCCAGAGTAAGAAGCAACACTTCTAGGGGCCAGCAATGGCCCCTTTTCTTTCTTGAATAGGGATACGTTATGTCTGATTATACTAAGACTACTGATTTTGAAGTAAAAGATTCCCTGCCTACCGGGGACGTTGCAAAAATTATTAAGGGTGTAGAGTTCGAAGTAGAATTCGATGCTATATCTACAGCGATAGCAACTAAGGCCGACTTAGAAAGCCCTACTTTTACAGGCACAGTCACCATACCCACGCTGACTTTAGACGCTACAACAGTCACGTCTACAGGCGCAGAACTCAATATTCTTGACGGCGTTACTTCAACGACCGCCGAACTTAATCTTGTTGACGGATCTGTCGCAGGAACAATAGTTAATGACAAAGCAGTTATTTATGGCTCAGCAGGCGAAGTTAATTCAACAACGCTTCAGACAGTAACGCTTGAAATAGACGGAGTGGCTGTTACATCTACTGCCGCAGAGTTAAATATCTTAGATGGCGTTACCTCGACTACAGCAGAACTTAACATTCTCGACGGAGTCACGGTTAACGCAAGTCAAATTAACGATGTCACCAACAAGCTAGTTAACGTAGTAGAAGACACAACACCTCAGCTTGGTGGAAGTCTTGATGTAAACGGCAACTCTATTGTTAGTGCATCAAATGGCGACATTGCGATTGCCCCTGACGGCACAGGGCAGATTGTATTAGATGGCCTTAACTGGCCTACGGCAGACGGTGTTGCTGACTACATCTTAAAAACTGATGGCGCTGGTAATTTAAGCTGGGTAATCCAGGCATCTGTTGCGGCAGGCGAGATAGTTCTTGATACAACGCCACAACTAGGCGGCGATTTGGATGTCAATGGAAACAGTATTGTTAGCGTTTCTAATGGCAACATTAACATAACGCCAAATGGCACAGGCAAGCTAATTACAACGACTGCGGAAGCGGCAACAATTGAATCTGATCACTTCCGTTTAGGTAATGTTAGTACTGGAGCGTCAGGCACTACATTGTCAGCAGGTGAGATGTTTGTTTCTACTGCGGCAACTCAAACGGCTACATTGCCTGCGAGCCCAACCGCGGGTGATACTGTATATGTTGCAGTGCAGGATTTTACAGACACAGTTGTAGGGCGCAACGGCGAAAATATTATGTCTACCGCTGAAGATATGACAATTGACACAGCTAATCTGACATTAACTTTTACTTACGTTAATTCGACCATTGGTTGGAGGGTTTATTAATGAGTTCATTAAGCGATTTTATTGGTGGCGGTGGCGGTGGCGGCGGAGGCTGGTCGCCAGACGTGTTGTTTTTTTCAACGTCAGGAACTTATTACTTTCCAAAAGACGGCACTGTTAGCATTTACTGTATAGGTGCGGGCGGTGGCGGAGGAGCGGCGAATGCAAATTTTAAGGCCGCCGCAACAGGTGGCGGTGCTGGCGGAACAGCTATTAAATCCTCTATTGCAGTGACAAGAAATGATGCGTTAATTGTGGCTTTAGGTGCTGGAGGCACTGGAGGCGCTCCGGGCAATGCTGGCGGAGCAAGCACCGTAAACTCAAATACTTTAAGCGTGGCTTTAACTGCTAATGGCGGAAACGGCGGAAATCACAGCACTGCTCTGGGCACGCAATCAGGAGCCAATGGCGGAACGGGATCAGGAGGCGATATACACTACACCGGAGGCGGCTCAGGATCAGCAACACCCGGAAATAATACAAAAGCCGCAACCGGAGGCGGGGCTGTGGGTTTGTGGAGAGATGGTTTTTCGTCCGGCAATGCAACAGTTGGAAATACTACTAGCGTCCATTCAGCAAGTGGCGGAGCAGGTATTGGCGGCGGAACGCCAGACGTCGGTGACAGCGAATACTCAAACGGCGGCAGCGCGTTTAGAGCGGGAACAAAACATGACTATGTAAATTTTACTTTTCCAGACACTTATTATAGTGCCAATTTTAACACTGATGATTATGCTTATGGTTTAGGAGGCGGAAACCCTCCTATTCCGGCTTTTCACACAAATACCGTTTCATCAAATGCTATTTTGGGCAGCTTTGAGGCGAAGGTAGATCTTTTTTCTTCGGGCGGAGGTGGTGCAGGAGACGCAGCTTCCTCAGCCAGCAAGAATCTTGCTATGTCTCACGGTAAAATTGGTGGCGGTGGCGGTGCTGGAACGAGCGGCTATGGAATGGCTAACGCGCTCGGCGGCGGCGGTGCCATAATTACACCCTCGAATACTGTTTGGGCCGGAGCGGCGATAGCTGGCGGTGGCGGAGGTGGTCTTGCAAGTACTAACAATCCGCCCGCAGATTTTTCAGCCTATGGTGGTCAGGGGCTTGTCATTATATTTTATGAGGGTTAATTAAATGCAGACTTTTATTATAAAAGACGCTGACGGAAACGAAGTAAACAGAATTATAGCTGACAAATCCTTTGTTTCTGAGCATTATGATTACTACGAGGAAATTTTACCGTCGGCAGAAACGCTAACAAGAAGAAAAGAGGATGAGGCGCGTAAATGGCGTAATAGCGAACTAGAACGCACTGATCTTTTTGCAACTGTAAATGACTACCCTCACACAGCCGAGCTGACCGCTTATCGCACAGCTTTACGCGACTGGCCAGCAAGTGCGGACTTTCCAGACACACGGCCCGAATCATTAGAGGATCGTATTGCCAATGCGTGATTTTATTCTGCATAAAGAAAGAGCGTTTTCGCCTGAGTATTGCAAGAAGGTTATTGAAGAGTTTGACCGCGCAGAGCAAATGGGCAACGTAATCGACCGCCAGCAAAACGGCGAAGGTTACAAGCTCAAAAAAGACGACACTGCATTTTACCCATCAAAATACACAACAGCAGAGTGCCTAGATGTTGTGCAGGGTTTTAACGAAGTGTTTTGGTCGCAGATCTACCCCGAGTATGCTGGCGAGTATCAGATCCTTAATGACTGCGAGAAACACCATATTTGGTATCACAAAGTTCAGAAGACTAATCCAGGTCAGGGATATCACATTTGGCATACAGAGAATATGAACCGTGGTAGTAGCACTCGATTATTGACTTGGATTTTGTATTTAAACGATATCGAGGAAGGCGGCGAGACTGAGTTCTTGTATTACGGGAAGCGTATTCAGCCACGCCAGGGTGACTTTATTTTGTGGCCCGCTGGCTTTACGCATACGCATAGAGGCAATCCGCCCCTTAGCGAAACCAAATACATTATGACCGGATGGGTCGAGTATTAAGGAGTTGTTATGAATGTTATGCAGTTAATTTCAGATTTAGCGGCAATTGCGCCTATGGTTGTTACCGTTTGTTCGGTAATCGCGGCAGTCACACCAACACCTCAAGATGACGCATGGATGGCAAAGCTGTATCGCTTTATTGACATCATGGCGATTAACGTAGGCAAGGCAAAGCAGTAATTTTTGTAGCACTACTATTTAACTAAAGGATGAGTTATGAACTCCGTTGATGAAGCGCTGGCCCGTTTAGACAAGCACGAAGCTGAATGCGCACTTCGGTACGAAATGATTCAGCGGCAACTAGACGAGCATAACAATCGCTTTGATCGACTAGAGTCTTTAATGACTAGAGGGTTTTTTGCTATCGGGGTAATGATTACGACCATGATAGCGATCCTGGAGTTTATTAGGTAGCAATGGATATTAATGAGTCTACTGATATAACCATACCTATTCGCAACTTGCTTGCGATGGTTGTTGCAACGTCTATTGCGACAATGGCTTATTTTAGTATCCAAGAGCGGCTTAACACGCTTGAGCACTCATTTGATAAATCTCAAATGGAAATAGAGCGAAACACAGAGTTTCGTATTTTATGGCCTAGAGGAGAATTAGGATCGTTGCCTGCGGATGCTAGGCAAGATATGTTGATTGAAGGGCTTCAAATTGATCTAGTTGGTTTGCGTCAAATAGAAGAAGAGGTTCATGAGTTGACAATACGAATCGGAACAATTGAAGCGCTTTGGGATAAAGACGCCGAATGATTCAGCAACTTCTCGGGCCAATAGTCTCTTTGGTTGGTGGTCATCTTGAGCGTAAAGCGGAAGAGAAAAGAGCGGTACACGAAAGAAAGCTAGAAGCGATTAAGCAAGATAGTAACTGGGAAAATATACATGCGAGTAATGCGGCAAATTCATGGAAGGACGAGTGGTTTACGATTTTGTTTTCCATCCCTTGCATCCTTGCGTTCTTTCCCAGCATGGTGCCTACGGTAATGGAAGGTTTTCGGGTGCTAGATCAGATGCCTGACTGGTACAAAGGTTTTTTAGGGGCTGCTGTAGCAGCATCCTTCGGGCTGCGTGGCCTGGCTAACTGGAAAAAATAAGATGGCAACATTAGAAGATCTTTTAGGGGAAATTGGTAGTACACCCATTCCAGAAGAAATGGGTCAAACCGCAGAAGAAGTTTT